AATTCAAGGTCTTTCCCTGCCGCTCCAGTAATAGCAGACAACTCACTAATAGAAGAACTAAATGCTCTCGTGTCTCTAGCAATTTTGCCAAGTACATTACCTGCACCTAAAGCAAGAGCTGCTGCACCAAGTAATTTGAAAGCACCTGTAGCCGCTGCCGCACCTTTTGACATCGTTGCTAGGTCTTTAGTTGCTGACTTTACTCCGCGCGTATCTGCTCTTATTTCTAAAGTTGCTACATCAACCATCTTGTTACCTCAAATTGCTATTTCTTATAGCAAGTTTTATTTTATCGTCATCTGTCACGCTATGCTCTATTGATCTGTAGGGTGAACTTACTACAGCATTATTGTATCTTTGCGCACAGGAATCATAAATTGTTGATAGTTTTTTTATTGTCGAAGACTCCCACATTGTTAGGGTGATACCTGTTAAACCGCACCAACTACTAATTTCTTGCCAAGTTAATCCTGATACACCCATCTCAACAAGCAAATCTATAATGTAAGAAAAAGGCGCAATTTCTGGCATCACTGGGTCAGGGTTCGACTCAATTCTTGCCTTCGTTGCGCCTTTTGCTGTGGTAGTGAGCCAAGCCCAATACCTTACATAATCTTCAAGTAGTTGGCTGATTAAAAAACATAATTAGCCCTATCTGCTGCCGCTTCTAACACTTGCTCGGCAATCCATGATCTTTTATCGTAAATCATCAAAGCGTTGTCTTTGTTACATTTCAACGTCTCTTCGTTATAAACAATGCCAGACCATGAAACTGTACATTCAGCAAGAATCTCTCTTAATGAGCGTTCTACTTCTGCTGTTGGTACTTTACCGTTCCTATACTTGTTAGCGTTTTTGGCTTCAAGTCTTTTTGCACACTGCGTCCATTTTGTCGAATCTTTGCCAAGAACTTTAATCGTTAAAGTCTTGCCATCTTCAGTCTCTAAAATTTCCCCTGTTACTGGGTGGTGCAAATCAACAGCGATGCCAGAGTTTGCGGCTTCTTTCAGATCAAATTGCGCTAAATCCATTTTTAGTCACCTTATGTGGTAGTGACTGTCGGCCTCGTACGCTCCAGTTGTATAGTCCTCTGAACTATAGCATCTGCGCCCCCAGCGACAGTATCAAATGAAACAACCTTGCCTGTAAAATAATCATCTGTACCATCTCGGTAAGTTACCCTGATGGCTTGATCATTATCTGAAGACAGAGCTGCAAGAACGATAACTTGACCTGCATCATCATCATCTCGGTTGATAGTAATGCTATCAGCCTGATTGTTGAATGTGCCTTTGTATTTATCGGTAGAGCGTTGTGCGATTGGGTTAGAAGTAACAACAACAAATGCCTGTCCACCTGCCGTCCAATCAGTTACCTGACCGATAGCGGTGTAAGTCAATGATGGATAGCCATTAGTGGCATCAGCATCAAATTGTGTTGGAAGAGTTGCCGAAATACTTATCGTAGTCTCGGCTAGAGTTTGTACTGCGTTAGGCATAAATCACCTCGTTATGAATGCTAAATATGTTATCGAAACTACGATGGTATACCAAGACTGTTCAACTATACCAGTTTGGCGGTTTACTGAGCGTATTGTCGCAGATTGCGAAGAATATGCAACGGTACTCCCAATTGGGTAATGTGCCATGATTGCTTCGGCTTTTGTTTTTGCCGCAATCGCTCCTGTTTCTACAGGATAGCGCAAAATAATTCTAAAGAGACCTGACGTTTCATTCATATCAGCAAGTGTCAGCGCATCTATTTGATTCGGTAAATTAATAAGTTCAGCGTACTCAGTACCAGATACAGGAGTGTAAGGCATATTTTCATGACTAATAGACAGCCCAAAATTACCGTCTATGTAAGATTGAAGAAACGCTTGATCGATTTTAATACTCATCGCGTTTCTTGCCGCACTATTGTTTCAATTCTTGCCATGTTTTTTGCCACCATGCCATCCTTCTGTTCATAAACACCGACATAAGGCACGTTGTTGGTCAAATAAGTTATTGTTCCAACGCCTATGTTTTGTGACATTTCGGTCACTGTAATTTGCCCTGCTCTATCGTTTCTTGTTGTTACTGTCTTTATTGGAGAACCTTGACTACACTGCCAATTTCCTCTCATTCGACCAGTATCAACTCTTGTATCTAAAATAACCCCTTTAAACAGTGAGAATTGAATGGCTCTAGCAGCTTCATCAATAGTTGACTGCGTTTTTTTTGCCCATGATGCGATATTAACTTTTGCCATTATCTTCTAGCCTGTACAAAATAAACCAAAGCAATACCTGCAGGTTTGGATTCTGTAACCGAAACAATCGACCAATCTTCGCTTTCTATACTTATTTTGTCTGTCGTTAATGGCTGTATGGTTTTATCTAAAATAATTAATCTATCACTTGATAAAATACGAGCACCATCTACAAGCTCGTTAGCGTACCTCTGCACGATTGTTTTGGGACTATAGGTAACCGTAGTGCCTGTAACGATTGCGCCTGTCACAGGGTTTATAGAGCCTCCTGTGGTGCGTTTGATAGTAGCGACTGCCCCAAACTTGCTTAATAGCTTTGAAGCAGTTGCCGCCATGTTATTATAAAACGTAGCACTCATTAGCCCATCACCAGAGGTATAGTCGCTCCGTTACTTATCATCAAAGCCGCCAATAATGTCTGACTCCTAGACCTTCTTGCAATTCTCTGACTATCACTGAGTGCATATTCAACCTCTACAGCACCAACAACAACTTCTTTTTTTACACCAACTGAACCAGATTGACTTAGATTGTATAAATCTTCACCTGCATTTATGTCTAACGCTAAAGACATCTGGCATTGTTTGACCAAAGTAGGTATTTCGTTACTTTGCCAAGAAAAATTTTGTATATCTGTTAATCCGTTTCGTGGATACGATAATGGTTGGTATCTTTTTACCATATCGCCCATTAATTGAGATTCTTTTGTGGCTATATACTGAGCGGCAGATATTAATTGCACCCTGAAAGTATCAGTATCGGTTACAGTAATACCAAGGTCACTGGCATAAGATATATATTCAGCCGCAGTGACGTAGGTATTGGCATCAGTGACTATTGCGCCAGTTTCAACAATGAGAGTTGCCATTATCTTTTCCTTGATGTTTTCTTAGCAATTTTTTTAGGCTGACTCGATACTTTTTTGCCTTTTGCTAAGTCTTCTCGTTTCTTTCTGTTTGTTGCGCCTAGCTCTTGTGGGCTTAACGCTTCCCTAGCTTTCTTTGGTAAATACCTTTCACCTGTTGCTTTCTTGCCTTGCGTTGAGTTCTTACCTGAACCTGTACCCCAATCTTGTTTTGTCCATTTTGTAAGACTTTTTGCAGCTTTTGTTTTAGCAGTTGTATAACCACCACCTGCTTTTTCGTATTCTTTAGCTAATAATTGAGCTTTTCTAGCACTCCATTGCCCTGCTGATCCACCTTTTGAACTTCTCATTACTTTGTTCTTCAGTTTTTCCCGAAGACTAGGCTTATCATACGGACTTTTCGCCATTACTTACCCCAACTTTTTCGCGCAGTATTCTTTGCGCTATTAGATAGACCATTATAATGAAACAGTTTTTTTGACGATTTAGTCATAGTCTTACCTGTCATGACAGTTCCATCTGAGTGTTTATGCGTACCGCCGTTATAAGGCTTCCCATCTTTGGAATAGTGCATTACGCCTTTAGCCATTACTTACCTCTGGGTTTACGTTTCTTTTTTCCTTTGTTATACATTACCACTTCTCCTTGTTTGACCAATATGCTGCAGACATTTTGCCTTTCGCAATGTTTTTAGCATGACGCGCTTTGAAAGATGCTCGTCGTGCGGTGTTTGCTTTTGATTCGTTTTCTCTTCGTGGAGAACCAGATACACCTTGCTGACCAAATCTAATTGTCTTTATTTTATCGCCTTCTTTGGCAACAACAACATGACTTTTGGTTGGATGTTTTGGAGTGCGTTTAGCTTGGTTGTATTTATCCAAACCTAAACGAGTTAATCGTGGGTCTTTTGCCATAAAAACCTCGGTAGGAAAAGGGGGCGTTTCCACCCCCTTCAATCTTACTCACCTAATAGGACAGCGGCAAAGTCTGGCTTCCAAACTTTGTATCCGTACAAACAAGCAACATCAAACATCGCTTTGTTGTAGCCCTTATATGCGGCAACTTCGAAGACCATACCAGACACATCGTCTTGTACTGTGAGTCTATCAGTCGCAGCATCGCCACCGTTAGGCTGTGCCATCGCACGCATACCAACCTCAACTGCGGCCCGATGGAAGGCAACATTTCGTGCTCCACCATCCAGTACAGTAATTGCAGTTGCTGATGCGGCTATCGCTACTCGAAGACCCGGTGCGCCTATTTCAACAGTGCCGCCACCAGATACGTCAGCGTCCCCACTAGTAACAACGTACTTGTTAGTATCGCCAGCAATAGTAATGACATCACCGACAACAATAGTACCAGTACCTGCAGAGGCCAATGTAAGAGTAGTTGCGCCAATCGCGTAACCTGCGTCATTAGTAGTTGCATTTGCACCAGTTCCCTTAGTGACGCTTGCGATACCTGCAGACTCTTTGATCATCATGCCTTGCAGATCAAGCAAAGTACCTTGTCGTAGCAATTCATCACTACCTGCTTGATTCGCAGAAGTTAATGAAGCTAACTGACGCAATCGTGTACCTGCGTGGCTGTTCATTACGATAGTAGATTGACCATCGTTAACAGGACATCCATTATCGGCAAGGATTTGTCGCAAGTGTGCAACGTCATTGAAGTTACTACCGAAAGGAGCTGTACCTGCTGTGCCATGTGCGCGTGATGCGTACTTAGCAACGTCAGCCGCTACTTCGCTTTCGATTTGATTTGAGATTGCTCTCATTGCTTGCTTGATTTGGTCACCATAAATGGTTTCAAAACCAGAGCCATTATTGACGTGCTTGATGTCTTCGCCTGTCCACGGAATCTTGACCGAAGCAGTTTGCGATAGTGTCATTACTTTACTATCCACTGTTTGGTCAACGCCTTCTGGGATAGTCATTGACGGTGTTACTGTTGTGACAGCTTGCGAACGAGTTGCGAATGAGCGAATTGTATCGCCTTGTGCGGCTCTTTCTGTAGCGTCTGAGTTGATTGTTGCTGACGGAATAACGCCTACAAGTTCACGACCAACGATGTCTGCCGCTTTGTAGATGTCTGCCGCTAAGTCAGTTAGAACATTAGCCATGAGTAGTTACCTTCTAGTCATCTTTAATTTTACCGCCGCTTTGGACGAATTGTTTTCGTTGCGATTGGTTCATTTTATTAAAATCTCCACGAACCACCTCATTGATACTAGCCCCACTAGTCTCATTGCCACCTGTACGCCCTGCGCCGTTGGCTTTTGTCCCAACTATGAGCGGAGCAAATGCCACGCTATTTTGGAATTCTGCTTTTAGCTCATCAATCGTCATTGCTGATGGCTTTCCATCTTTGTCCAGTACAACCGTTACAGGTTGACCATCTCTAAAATCTGCCTTCAATCGCATCTGTAAATGTGGCAACAATACATCCGATGACCCTTGTACAGCTATTTCTTGGGCTATCTTCAGTGCAGTTTGACCGCTTGTAAGATTAACGATAGTGCTAGACATTTTAGCCAACTCTTCGTTTAACTCTTTTTCGCGCGTCGAATACTTTTCTTGCCAACTTTTATCTAATGCTTCTGTATCATTGCCTTTCTTTGCTGCTTCAAGTCGAGCAATCTCGGCTTCTTCTGCCGCTTCTTTTGCTTTTTTTGATGCCGCCTTTTTTTCGGCTAACAATTCTTCAACTTTATTTTTTAAACCTGTGAGGTCTTCATTCACTGGCTTTGGTATTCCATCTACTTTCAACTGATACCCTGTATCGGTTTGCTCGTATAAGCCTTGCAAAGTTTCGTCAATACCTTCTAAAGTTTCTACAGTAAAATTTATCATTTGATCACCCTGTGATTATTAAGCCCTGCTTATGATTCGGTAATTGTAACTTGCAAAAAATTAATGTCAATGCTATGTAAGATTCGCTTTTTCGAAGGCTGTCGGCTCAATCTCTTTCATTTGCTGTAAAGTCATTGGCTTAAAATTCTTGCCGAGCTGTAATTCAGCAAACTTTTCTGACGATAATCCACCACGCCTTAGTAACGTGCCTTTTGTTTTGCCTATCGCATTGTTTTGAAAACTAGCAGGTTGCTTTTTTAGCCACCCATAATACGTTTGATCAGCAGCTACTGATGTGACTCCACCTTCGCCTCGTGCTGATCTGGTTGCTCCTTGCTCTAAAGATTTAAATCGCCGATCAAGCACTGGAGCCATTGTGCTTCGGCAATTCGGATGTATTGGCGGTCTTGGTCCTTTATCAACTGGATATACCGTACCATCAAGACTTCTACACGTTGCCGATGTACGACTGTCTAATGTACTCACCCATTGAACGCCTTTAATAATATCAGAGTTATCTTGCCAAACCTGTTCTCTAGCTTGTACGGCGGCGTGCTGTAACGCTGTACGTGTAATCGTTTTTGCTGTGCTGTTCACCTGATACAGAATGCCATTAGTGTACTTTTGCGCTCTTGTCCCTCGTATATTTTGTAAAATTTGATTTGTACTTTGCCCTTCGTAATAACCTGCTGAGATAGCACCTGCAACTCTATCTAAGGTTTTCTTTGACATATCTTTGATAAATGGCTTTAAAAGTTTTCCGTTGTCAGCACCAACCATTGTGAGTGGGTTATTAAATACAGCAAACTCAAGTGCGGCGGCAGTCGGAATATTGAAATCAGTTTGTATAATTTGACCTAACGATTTACGCTCAAAACCAGATTCGTAATCAGCAAGGTCTATAGCTTGCGATGAAACTTCCGAAGTGAAATCATTAGCTAAAATATTGAGGTCTGACCGCACTGAAAATAATAACTGATTAAGTCTATCTCTACTGAACGTAGTTAAATCACGCCCTGCCAATCGACCAGTTATTGTGGTGTTTAAACTTTTTAAAAACTCATCTGCTTTGTTAGCTTCACCAGTTTTAAGCCTTTCGAGATACACTTGATGACGAGTTGCAATATCAATCAACTCTTCTGGTGCTTGAGCCATTAGTCTTCCTCAAGGTCAGGCATACTTTCTTGCATACCAATCTCGTCTTGATAATCTTCTAAGCTTTTTTCATTATCAACAAGACCATGTTTCTTTTTCCAAGCATACAGATCACTGATAGGCAGAACGCCTTGTAAAAATGACGCGACCATCGCAGTCAACATTTGTGGCGTGGTTTCTGGCTCTATGAAGTCCTGACTGATGACATATTTGTATTCAGCCTCTCCGCTGACACCCATGAATTGCCCTGCCATGTCTAGGGCTACGGAATACGCTTCGGAAACGTTGTGTGCTATTAGGGAGAGAACCGAATGCTGTGCCATCAACTCGCCGTCAACTTGTGAGGCAGTTTTCGCAACTGAACCTGTTTGCATATACATCGCACCAAGCCCAATCATCATGTTAATTTTGTCATTCATTGCTTCACGCGCCAACATATTGGGGCTTGCTTGAGCAAAATCAAAAACTTCACCGCTCGGCACACCGATTAACCTGCCAGAACCAATTCGCATATTGTTTTCTTTCATCAAGTCTATAGTTTCTTGGTTCAAGCCCGACATCCACGGTTGCACTTGACCTACGGTAAAAACTGAATCTTCGTAAATTGCGGAATTGTTTAAATGTCCTACGTTTATTTTTGAAAGATCATACATCGGTGGGTGATCTACGTGCGAGGTATTACATTCAGAACCTACAAAAACAAAAGGAATGTAGTCAAGAGAACTGCCAGAGCCATCTTTTGGAGTTGTCTTTGAATATAGTGTCCATTCTTTTTTGTCATTTAATCGCCATTCTTTTTGCTCATACACTCCATCAGTCAAGCATAACTCAATAATTAGCTCTACAGATTGGTATTCGTAGCCGTCCATTGACTCATTTACACTGCTTGTTAATGTAATCAGTACAGGCTGTAACTTAGACCCAACTCTTTTTAGTTGCCAGTTTATAATTTGCCGAGCATCGAATCGTGTAATCGTGGCAAAAATGTTTTGATTATTTATATCTGCTCGTGAAACTTCACCTTGTGTGGTTGGAAAATCAACTAATAAGCCGCTTCTGCCGATTCTTAAAACATCACGAACCACATCTTGTGATTGCTGATAAATAGAAGCGCCTGCACCATCAACATCATAGTTAACGTACGATAATTCATCGGGAACAGTAATTGCAGGTGTCTTTGCAAACGCTTTGCCAATTAATCCCCTGCTTGTATAGCCTGCTACTGCAGAGAACACTGCACGTTTTTTAAAGGTTTTATTTCTTTCGACGTTTTCTTGAGAAGTATCAAGTCTATCTAACTCTACTATATATTTATCAAGATTTTTAGAATCACAGATGTCGTTAATCAGATTCCACTTTTCAATATTTTCGGTGTACTTTTGATTTTTTGAATCAATGCTCATCGCGCCATACCTATATCTGTTACCACGACAGGTCTACCCAGTGACCATTTGCGGTGTAAGAAGTAACCTACAGCATCGACCCAGTCATCTATTGCAGGATGTTCGCTAAACTTTTCCGGTGCACCTTTCACGTAACCTTGCGACTCTATCGCATCAGTTAAGTTTGGGCATTTGTCTGTATTTATCAATAGCCGATCGTGGCTCAATAAGCCATTTACCGCATTAACTCTATCTCGTATGAGCGGATTGGCATTTGGACAATCCACAGCATAACCATTAGATCGTATTATATCAATATCTGAACCAGTTGCGTTAGTCGTTCCACTTTTGCCCGATGCGTCAGGGTAGCAAGTAATTTTTCGCCCTTTTTGCTCATACTTACTAAGTCGTAGGCAAAAATCCCTCGTATCTACGCAAACAAATTCATCAACGACGATCGGGTTATTGTTCTCAATCAAGCAAATAAGCACACAACATCCACCAATGTTAAAGTCTATGCCAACGTGTACCATCTGATCTTGATCAGTTAACTCTCTGTTTGTGTGATGCTTTTCTCGTTTAAAAAAATGATAAACCTTATTGGCCGACAGACTTACAAATTCACCTTTTAAGAATAAATCAGCAAGTACTGGATCATAGTTGTCTAATATTTGTTGTATGTAGCCTTCTGGTAAAAAAGGGTTCGAGGCAGTAGGTGATTTTATGACACTATAGCCATCTTGTAATGATTTTACCCATTTTTGATATACGAAACCGCTGTATCCCTGATCTGGTGTAGTTACACATCCAATAGTATTACCTGCGGCGTAGGTTGTTTTTTGTCTGTTTCTTTCTGTTATTTTTCGCCAAACAAGAGCCGCTTTGTCTTTCGGTAAAGTATCAAGCTCATCAACGATACTATGCGCTACCTCATACGCAACGATTCTTTCTGGTCTATCATATGATCTAAGAATGACCATTCCGTAGCCATGAATAGCAATCGTATACTCTGCGCGGTTGGTTTTATACCCTAGACCTAATTCTTCAAGTTCTTCTTCAAAGCCAGTTAATGCGCGTAGTCGCAACAGGTCATAAGTCGGCATATAGTAACCGCCATTCGTACTTGGGTCTGACAACATCAAACAAATTAGTCTCGATATACCTGCTTTGGTTTTACCACTACCCAATCCCCCGACGAGCGCAGGGTATTTTGATTCGCTACAAACGAATTCTTCTTGGGGTTCAGTCAGGGACAGTTGCACGTACGATCTGTATTACATTATCTGTGCTTGTAGATATAGTGGTGGAGTCTTGTTCTTTCCAACCTGCTTGTGTTTTTAGATAAAATATCGCCGCTGTGGTATTACCGTTTTGCGCTTGATTGACTAAATTACCTGCCACACTCGCAATAGCTTTACCTTTGCCTTTTTTATAAGCATCAGAAACTTCGGGCTGACGCTCCTCGATGGCGCGAAAAGTTGTTTCAGAAATGCCGTAATAATCAGCCAATTGTGCTTTTGTTAATACAGCAGCAAGTCGCTCGACCATTATAATTTGCTCTTGATCAAATGTTACTGGCGGTCTTCCTCCACCTTCGCCTTGGTTTCCTTTTTTCATTTGGAATCCTTCGAAGAAGAATGGAGCGTGATGGTAGGCGTTGCACCTCCGCTTTCTAACTGGTCGCTAGAATTAGCCTGCTTATCACGCTTAGGGTAAGGTTTAGCTAGTTGCATTATAGTGCTTTTCATTTGCTTGTCTAATGGCATTAAATAGCAGTGTTTGCCTTTTGTTATAAAAACTTCTGCATTTGGATCTAAATGTTGTCTAACAGCATTGATATTTTGTTTTATGCCTTTCGAATGTACTGATTTTGGGTGTACTTTTTTCCCATGAATTAAAAATGCTCCCATTGTTCCTGCATTTTTTAATCCTGAATATACCCAGTTAGTCGCTTGATATATTCCACCATGATGATTTTGATCTGCATCTGCATAGCTTACGATAAGCCGCAAACCTTCATTGCTTTGTTTTAAAAACTTAATTGCAAAAGCCATAATTTTGCTAACTGGCGTTTTATGATGAGTTAATGCAATCCGCACAAGTTCGCAACCTTCATCAGCATTCAAATTATATGGTCTAAGCATATTATTGTTAGCTCCTCGACCGAAAATGACTACACCTATAAACTTTCCATCTTCCCAAGCACCTACCTTAACAAGTTTGCCAACAGGAATTACCTTGCTGTAGTGCCAGTTTTCACATGCATACCTTGCAGCTTCATGACTTGCCCAATCTATTTTTAAACTAACCTTTGACATATTCTAATTTAGCGAATCTATCGCCCCAGAATGATTTCTCACTTTTTAACATTTCTTCCCAAGTTCTATTTTGCATATCAATCGACACCATTTTTCTTCCATCTTGGAGAACAGTGTTATACGCAGTGCAACCATTGCTCGTCGTTTTGCTTTCAAACCTATTTAGAATATTTTTATTTTTTTGCTCAAAATCTAAACTCATCATACACCTCTCATATCGAATTCTTTTCCGCAGTGTGGGCAATTAATATATTTAGGGTCTAATTGATCTAATTTTCCTTGATCATCTTCGCTTGCAGGGTCAAAGTCTGCCGTCTGCGTCAAAGCATTTATTTCATTACTGTCGAAACCAATAACGTCTACATTGAAATTTATATCCAACAAATCTTGAAACTCTAGCTTCAACATATCAATGTTCCAATCTGCATTTAGCGCAAGTTTATTGTCTGCAATCACATAAGCTTTAACTTGTGCCTTTGTTAATCCTTTTAATTTTATTGTAGGTATTTGATCTAATGAAAGAAGTTCAGCCGCCATAACACGACCATGACCTGCGATAATGGTTTCATTTTCGTCAATTAATACAGGATTAGTGAAGCCAAATTCACTGATAGAAGCAGCAATTTGTTTTACTTGGAATTCAGAATGGGTACGAGAATTGTTGATGTAGGGTATTAATTTGTTGGTATTTATGTATTCAATTTTTAGCACAATCACCCCCAGTGATGCGTTTAGCCTCTAGCTGAGGGTGATGTTACCAGTTTTTTTCTGTTATGCAACATTATCGATAATCGCAAGCCTTGCTCTAGATCGCCTACCGACTCTAACGGAATCAAACTCATATATAAGATTAGAATCAAGCAACTCTTTAACTCGTGGTGTCACACTATTGATTTGCCAACCAAGTTCTTCTGCTATTTGATGCCGTGTTATTTTTTTCTTGCGCATTATGACACGCATTACAGTACGTCTAGACAAAGGCAATGTTTCTATAATTTCTTTATAAGCCATCAGTGAATTATTGTGCATGGTCATCTCCTTATTCGTGGAAGTAAGCGTTTTTTATATCTTCTCCATATCCCAAAATCTCTGCTTTCGCAAAGGCCCTGAAAATCTTTAGGTAAGCTGTTCTTAATTGACAGACATAATGATCGTCTAGACAGTCAACAAACTGCATCAATAAATTGTCAAGTTCGTCATAGGTATCAGACTCATAGTCTTGAGCGTACGTTATAGCGTTTTCTAAAAAATGCCTGTTAGTTGATTTCATGTGTCGCCAAGTTATATCAAGCACTTCTGGCTGTGGGTCTACCTCTTCGCCTTTAACCAATGCAGGTAAGTGCTGTCGCAGTATCTGTGTAATTTCGAGGCTCATAATCTGTACTCAGGTTTGCAAACTGATTCGAAAATTTCTCGATAGTCAGGATGCCCATTTTTATTGTGATGCCACAATACTACGTTTTCGCAGTATCGCTTTTCGGCATCTTTGGCAATTTGTAATTCAGACGGCATACCGTTTAATTGCGCAATAAAGTAAATAGAAGATAAAATCGCAAATGTAAAAAATATTTTCATGCTTACTCTCCAGTTGTGTAATCGTTAATAAATTCATCAATTGGTTTTTTACACATTCTTTGCTCTAATCGCTGATAACCGCCTTCATTATCAAATTCATTGCGAACTCGCCAACATTGAACTTCTCTTTTGGCAGTGTCTATGTCGTAGTAATATTCAGTGTCACCATGTGCTTCATGCCCTGCTGTTATATGCGCTCCGTCATTGTTTCTTATAAAATTCTCAACACTTAACCGACCTCCCTTGCTCATTGATGCCTTAAATTTTTCGGACGCTCCACTTGGGTAATTATCGTGATGCACATATATGCAAACATCTGAACCTGCTAAGTAATTATTTGTAAAATTATAAGTTGCTCGTGTTGCCATGTTGTTTCTCCTAGTATTTTTTTATTAAGTGAAAATTATATGATTTTATGCGTCAAATGTAAAGTTTTTGTTTAATTATTTAAACGTGTTTTTAACTCCAATTTGAACTGAGTCAACAAACATTCAATTTCACTTTCAGTAACGTAATACTTCTCATGGATATACTGACTGTCCTCGAGTGTGTGAATGATCTGCTGTAATGAGGAGCGAACCATATCGTTGAGTAATCGTTCTGACTCATCGCTAGGTTTGCATTCGGTGTGATACGGCTCGGTTGAATATTGATTACAGGCTAGGCAGTTCATAGCGTTTCTCCGTCATAAAGTAACTTCTCAACCCGATGATATTTAGCAAGTGAAGGCAACAAAGGAACAACAAACTTTTCAGCATATTCTTCTTCAGTTAAAACCGTCAAACCGCTTTCAATAGATAAATAGCAAGCCCCATTTGTATCTACGATGTCAAAATTAAATTTATTCATTGATGTTTCTCCTTTTTGTTTAGAGCCTCCCGAAGGAGGCGTTGTGCTTAGGATAGTTCAGCTTGGTGTATCACACGGAGCTTGTTGCATCGGGTCCAAAACATCTTGCCGCCTGCAGTTATTCTAGGATCGTCTTTCCAATGATCCTCGAGGTAATCAATGTGAGCGCGGTTGTCTAAATCGCCAATAAAAAGACCAAGGACATCCACATCAACCAGTGTTGATGGTTTTACTTTTTTGGATAAAAGAGCATCCAGAAAATCAATGTAACGCTGACGCAAGTTTTCTTCCTCTGATATATTATCCGCACACTCGATGAACTGATCAACTTCGCCATAAGCATAGTCGTTGAAAGAAAACCTAATTCCGAATTTAACTTGAGTCATAATCTTTCTCCTGTATGGTGGTTGATGGCCCCCGAAGGGGGCAGTTGGTTTACTTGGCTTTTTTACCATTTATTGTTATGGCTGATGCAGTTTCTATTTCTTGCGCTTTGATGCCTTTAACGTGCCATTCGCTTCTGGCTATAGCCATGAATGTTTTTTCACCGCCATGGGTGCAGAACCATTCCTCAGCATCAGCATTTCTGTTAAGTGTGATTATATCGCCTTGTCGTATGAACATATTTATTTACCTTTTTAGTTAATGTTGGGGACATGATATACCTTTCCCATGCATTGTCAAAGGTTTTTTTACAAATATATAAGTTTTTTTGTCATTTTAATGTAAGTGTATGTTTTTATTATAGAAAAAATATCAATTATTTTCGTAAATTGTCTTTAAAAGCTTGAATTTTTTGCTGTAAATCTCAATTTTAGGACTTCTTTGCTCTCCGCATTGTGTGTCAAAAGCGTAGATTTTGGCATCGTCTATCGCCCATTCTTTGCGATGATGTTCACTTAAATTCGTATGATTGCCATCGTGGTCATATTTGCACACCATCCAGCAATTCCATTCTTCGCACCAATCAACAACAACTTTCGCCCAGATCATTTTTTTTTCTTTATTCACCTGCACCTCCAACACTGAGTGGCGAATATTTCGTTAAAGACAACATCAAGCTGCTGTGCTGTCAAATGTGCATCAACAATAATCTTGATGTCAGGGAAGAAGTTAAACTGTACTGATGAAGAGTAAAGTCCAAACACTTCTTTGGCAGAATCCCACAAATACGTTTTGGTATTCTGGGTTTTTGCTATGTTAATAGTTTTCATGTTTTTCTCTTTTCTGGGTTGAAGCCCCCCGAAGGGGGCGGTTGATTTAGCCCTCTAGCTCTTTCATTTCTTTCAGTATCAATACAGCTTCTGCCCTACACTGTGCGCGATTTTCAAAAATATCGCTTTCAATTAAAACGCCTGCCCATTTATGTTCTGCAGACATATAGCCTGCACTATCGCTAGAAATTTTAATATCTGCAGTTTTCCAATAATTCATATTTATTTACCTTTTTAAATGAATGTAGGGACATGATATACCCTTTCCACTCAATGTAAAGGTTTTTTTTACAAATATCTTATTTATTTTACACTTTATTGCTAAGTCATTGTTTTATATAAAGTTAAATATTCAACTTTTTTCGCATTTCTGCGATTCTTTTGCGTATTTCTTCGGGTGACAAAGGGTCTACAGTCGGTTTCACATGGAACAAATGATGGCTTTTATGGCTTACGGTCAGACGGCATATGTTCCTAAAATGAGGCAAAGTAAGGAAATCGAGATGGTCTTGGCAAGCTCTGATGCCATCAAGATATTCTTGTTCAGTAAAGTCTTTAGTCAGTGACCGATGCCAAACTTTCATCTCTGTACTCCCGACAGGATCAGTGACTTTTTTCATCGCTTGTAAGATTCGCCAACCCTTCGCCATAGTTTCTAGTGAGATATTCTCTGAGTTTTTGGTCTGCTTGTTCTGATTTTGTGAGTCGTTCAACCTGTTGATAAGCTTCTTTGGAGACTTCATCGTCGAATCGTTCATTTTTCAAGTACCTCTCTACTGCTTGAAAGTTAGGAGCGAATTGCCCTGCGGAGCGTAATTTCATTTTAGAATCTGCTTGTCGTTGATAGCTTTTAATAATGTAGTTAACATCATCTGCATCAATTTGCATTTTCTGGAATATCTTATAAGCTTTAATTTTTGAGCCTTTTTCGCCAAGACTCGAATCGAAAGAGTCCCATAACTTTTGAAATTCTTTAGTGTATTTAGTTCTATTCATGTAACCTCCTGTTAAATTTTCTTTTTTGTTTGTAAAGAATATCTTTAAACTGCGCACGATCAACCTTAAAGGCGTTACACGCTTTTTTTTCTATGACGCTGACTGATTACAGTGTATCGAATATAGTCTCTATGCAACTGCGTTAAGCATTATCAGTTGCGGCTTGTTCGCTCACAAGTATCGCCGTCTCTTGGGTTTAATTTTTCCCAAGCCTAAGCCCACTGTATCAGTGTCGGTGATTTGCTCAGATGTAAAGAAATGGTAGAATAGCCCTTGTCGGGTATTCGCTTACAACCTCCCTCACATCGGATTTTAGGCTTCCCCAAGCCACCGACCCTTAGATTACATCAGAATCCCATCTTAAAGTAAACCTTCCACGTATCAATGTTTTTGTTTACATTTGTAAAATATTTTTATATCATTGTGAAACAAATTAAAACTATAGGAGAAAAGCATGGAAACAAGTAATGAGGTAAATGAGTTAGCTGAAGCATTGTCAAAAATGCAAGGTGAGTTAGGCAAAGCAGAAAAGAGTGGTAAGGGTAATTATGGCAAACACGCAAAGATCGAAGATGTCATAACTGCCTGCAGAGTTCCTTTGGCAAACAATGATTTGAGCGTGGTTCAAGTCCCACGGAGTGCTGAGAACGGCATTAGTCTAGAAACCCGAATCATGCACAAAAGCGGACAGTGGCTACAAGATGAACTGACCATGGCTATAACGACAAAGGCAACGCCGCATGAATATGGGAAACTGATTACTTACATGAGGCGATATGCATTAGCCGCTATTTTGGCAGTTGCGCAAGAAGATGATGATGCACAGTCGATGCAAGTCACTACAGAAAAACAAAATAGTGACAAGCCCATAGATAAGACCCGCGTTAAAGCGATTCAAGATTTGCTCGATAATGATTTAGAAAGGATAAGCAAATTTATGCAGATTTGTGGTGTAAATAATTTGAGTGAAATTATGCAATCAGACTACAAGAAACGCATTGACCAAATTAATGCATCTAATAAAAAACGTACGGAGGATAAGTAATGGGAAAAGTAATAGATGCCAAAGAACGCTTTACAGATAGTCAAAAAAAGAATGATACTAGTAAAGAAAATGATTACGAAGTTAGTAGTGCAACAATAGCCATGAAAATGATGCAAGAATTAAACAGCTATTTTATGCCAAAAGGAGAAGACTATGAAAGATGAGTGCCCAGTAAGTATCGACGAATTGCGACATGATGCTAAAGAACATCAAGTAACAATAGAAGAAGACCCCGATGTAGATTTACGAGAACCTGCGTTGGGCATGAGTGAAAAAACACAAAAACAATTTGATTGCATCCAAGCCCTTGTAGATGATTGGCGTGAAGAAGGCACCGACCCTTATTTATTAGGATGTGCGTTTTTTTTCTACATGAATCAAGAATTGAGTCTTCAACTTCGTGACATTAAGACTGAATTAACATGATTATTTTGGATTGCGAACAAGGCTCGGAAGAATGGTTCAAAGCGCGGTTAGGTGTACCAAGCGCAAGTAATTTTCATCGAGTCATAACGCCAACAGGAAAGCTATCTTCTCAACTTGATAGTTATGTGAATACTCTGGCTAGTGAAATTATTACTGGTCAGCAGTATTCGAGCTTTGCGAGCGATGCAATGTTACGTGGACAAGAGCTTGAACCTATAGCTAAGAATAACTTTTCTTTTCTAGAAAGTGTAAAGGTTGAAGAAGTAGGTTTTTGTATACGAGAAGATATTAAGGTTGGTTGTTCGCCAGATGGGATTATTGACGAATGTGAAGGCTTAGAAATCAAATGTCCTTTGGCACACAATCATCTCGAATACTTGCGACAAGGCGAATTACCTGCCAAATATATTGCTCAGGTGCAAGGGTCAATGTATGTGTCAGACTTTGAAGTTTGGCACTTTTACAGCTATCACCCAGACTTTGCAGAAAATCTATCCGTCGAAGTATATCGTGATGAAATTTTTATAGCTCAATTAAAAGATCACCTCACAAGAGTTACTGACTTGATTGGTGAATATGTAGAAAAATTCAAAAAAGGAGATGAAGATGTTAAATAAAGTACAGTTAATCGGTAATTTAGGGCGTGACCCAGAAGTAAAAACTACTGCTAATGGCAAGGAAATGGTTACGTTTAATATTGCAACCACTGAAAGGTGGAACGATAAGAATGGCGATAAGCAAGAAAGAACGGAATGGCATAGAGTTGTTTTGTTTGCAAAACTTGCTACTTTGGCAAATGATTATTTACATAAAGGTAGTAAAATTCATTTAGAAGGAAAAATTCGTACAAATAGTTATGACAAAGACGGTGAAAAAAGATACAGCACCGAAATTTATGGTGATAGTTTTATTTTTTTAGATTCTAAGAAGTCTGATGATGCACCAAAAGAAAAAACAAATAGTTTTGATGATGATATTCCTTTCTAAAAAAAAGCCCCTACAAGTGAGCGTTCCTGTAGGGGCAAGTTCTTCTAAGGAGAGAAACATAAGAGAAAAAGTCAGGACAATTAATCTTACAAAACCAGATTACCAACAAGGAGATGAAAATGCAACAAGCAAATATTGGCGCAAGTGTTATTGAAGCACAATACATAAAGAGAATTTCCACTCTGCAGTTAGCAAATATTTTAGGTGAGACTAGACAATCTGTTTATCATTTGCGAAAACAAAAATCAGCAGGTATCCACAAGGTGCAAAGATTAGCACGTATTTTTGAAATGCCTCTTATAGATTTTATTAATTTGGGATTTAAAGATGAATGATGACAAAGAAAAAAAAGCGGCTAGTGAAAAAATCGCTGAACAAATAAAAGAATATTTGTCAAAAGGTGGCAAGATTACTAAATTACCTAGTCAATCTTTTTCTCAGTCGCATGATTCTGAATATATAAAATTGCAAATTCGGAAGCGTAAAAATGAATCATCATAGCTGGCAGATTAATTCACAACATAGTTTAGATTGTTTCGTTGCGTTTATAACCAAAGAATACAACGAAAAGAATGTTCTCACAGTCACTTGGCAAAATGGCAAAAAACGAACAAACAAGCAAAATAATGCTTTGATGCTTTATTGTCGATTACTAGCTGAAGCCTTGAATTCTGCAGGGCTTGATATGAAGCGCACTTTAAAACAAGAAGTTGATATAAGTTGGACTCAAGAATCAGTTCTTGAACATCTTTGGAGACCAATCCAAAAACTTACAATAAACAAAAACTCAACCACTGAAGCGAAAACAGATGAATACAGCAAAGTATATGATGAACTAAATAGGCACTTGAGCCAAAAGTTTGGAATCAGTGTGCCATTCCCATCGAAGGAGTATAACTATGATTCTGGATACATACCGTAGAACCGTTGAACAGGCTAACCAACAACTTCTAACAGGCTTAGAACATTACGATAAACGCGAGTTAAAGATTGTATTTAATAATCTAATGAAGATGCATCGGGATATGTATACTGAATATCTAAAATTTTACTCGGAGTATCTTGATGATAGTAAACATACAGATTAATGAAGAAGAAGTTGAAGAGTTGATGGCTGTTGCAGAAAACCTAACTGGTACTATTGAAGATTTAAAAGATTTAATACTAGAGCTTAAAGGCGTTATCAGTGAACAGAAAAAAATGTCTTGAAACTATACAGCTATTGGCAAGAATTGCCTCTGCTGACGATCATGGTTATGTGCAGTGTGTTTGCTGTGGCGTGATAAAGCACTACAAAGATGGGATGCATGGTGGCCACTACATTTCAAAAGGTCATAGTTCTTATTGGAGTCTTCAAATTGAGAATGTACATCCGCAATGTGCTTCATGCAATATCATGGGTATGAGGTACGGAACAGCGGCTATTGAGTACACTCGCTGGATGCAGGATTATTACGGCGATGACTTTGTAGCGGATATGCTTTCAAAGAAAAAACAGCCAGTAAAGCATTACAAAAAAGATTACGAAGATATGTACAAGGGATGGAAAGAACTCATAAAGTATCACGAATCGAGAGTTGGAGAATGACTATTTTCAAGTATGCACAAATTGACAATAAATTTTACAAGTTAATGAGTCACGACGAATTGTCAGAATGGGGTGAAAATTTACCTAAATTTAAAAATAAAGATTTTTTGGGAATACTGACCCTTATGGTTAACCATAATATTTTCCTAGATTTCATGGAAGATAAAATTGACCTACAAGAAGAGTTCAACAAATTTTTAACTGAAAAATACAACGAAAAGGGGATTAAGCATTGAAACCAATTATGCCGATGACAAATGACCAGTTACAAGAATGGATTATAACTCGTGCCGAAAAGTTAAAAGGTGACGATTTACGTGCAGTTGGCACATTCATACGCACGAATAATGATGTAGCGGCTTTCTTTGGCGAAAACCCAAACATCAAGAATTTGTTTGTTGAATATGCGGAATCTAAAAAATGAGTACATTAAAAAAACAAATTGGTGGTAATCATTACAAAGACATGAAAATACAACCGATTGAATTTATTGTGGCAAATGACATTCCGTACCGAGAAGCCAATATCATCAAGTACATCTGTAGACATAGATCAAAGAATGGTAAAGAAGATATTAAAAAAGTGATTCACTACGCAGAAATGTTGCTTGAAGAATACTAAGAGGGCGAATAAGGAAAGATAGAGGGAAATTTTAAAGGAACTAATTATTGATATTCGTTAGTCCTAATCATATCGCACACCTCGATGGCTCTTGAGCCAACCTCATCTGCCCAACGACTGTCAAGATAGTGCAAATGCGCTTCTTCGTAGTCACACTCTTTCATACTTTTATTCGCTTTCTTAAATAACCGCAAAGAAGTTATTCCGATGTTAAAACAGAGGTCAATAACTGCATCACGCCTAGCACCTGATAAGTCTTTGAACCATCGAAAGTTCGCTTCTAACTCTTCTATAACGCGCTGCACATCGTTTGTGAGCAAATAAAGAGCTTCATCTTCAGTAATACCCATAGAGTCGAGATTGCGACCACAGCCAATGGTTAAAGCTCCTTGAGAACAATTATATGGCTTTAATTTCAATCCTTCGTGGCGTTTTATCATGGCTAATAATTTAGACATGAAACTCCCACTGCGATACGGCAATAAGAATACCGACCAAAGTAATCATAGAAACAACGCCACAAAAGATTAAAAAATACATCATTTCTTTTTGAAAACTCCAGTTGCATTGAATAAAGTAACTACTGCCCCAACAATGTCATGTGCTACTGGCTGTAGTTTGTCAAAAGACTCGTCAATATCTTCTGCTTTTTCAATCGCAAGCTTTAACATAACGTCAAATGCTTCTAACTTCTGCTTACCTGCGCCATCGTCTGGAATTGTTTCTTCGATCAACTTAATAATATCAACGACCATTGACCAAAGTTTTTTTACCCAACCTAGATATGTGAATAGATTCATACTTTTCTCCTGTAGTTAAATTTCTTCTTCAAATTCTTCTAACATAGTATTTGTGACAATTGCCTTGTAAAGATCCAAAATACCAATAATCGCTAGATCACCAATTTCGTTCTCATAACAATCTTCGATCCAAGCAGATAATTTATCACAAGCTTCTTCCATGATTTTTTCTTCTTTCAATCTTGGGAACTCAGAAACATTCATACGCTCCTCGATATATATGTTACCGCACCAACCACAATAATCCAAAAAACACGTTCACCAAAGCGGCTTGCGGTTTTATTTGCTAGTTCTTGTATCTTTTCGTCCATCGCGTTGACTTTTGATTCGATAGACGATTGCCGATTAAAAACTGTAACAAGTCGCTCTTCTACCCTAGCGAGAGACACCACAGCCTCTTGTAAGGTGTCTATTTTGCTCTCTACGCGACTTAATCTGTCTTCCACTAGATAACTACCTCTGGCTCAATATATTGCTTAGGAATCTCGTATATGTAGCGTGAGTGCTTTCCACCCTTTTTCTTGAATACAATTAAATTCATTGTATGATCGCTTCCATATCCCTGTGCGGAGTGCCAACTATCTGGTGGTGCCAGTGTACCAAACTTTTCGACCGTTACACCTTCAAATTCTTGAACCGCTTGGTGATGAAAATGACCAACAAAGAATAGACGATGTGTAGTTCTGCCCCAAGCCTTGCTCATATCTCTTGGCATAATCTGCGCCAATTTAGCCGCTTTCACTTTATCACCATGATGAACGCCAAAAAGCCATTTACCCCACTCGATGTAGTGGAAGAAGCCTTTTGATCGCATTACGTTCACTCTTGGCTCTTTTGAGTAATAAAATTCAAGTATCATTTGAATCGCAATGGCCGCATCACTATCGTGGTTGCCTCGTGCAACAACCAATTCTACTTTATCAAATTTTTCGAGCATACGATCAACTGAATACATCATAGTCTGCGCGGCAATACGCATAACTTTTTCAAAGCGTGTATCCACATCAACCAATGTGCCTTTTGTGGTAAATGGTGATGAGCCATCTGAATGTGTGAAGTCACCAACTTGAATCAACATACCTCTCTCGGAAGGTGGAGCAACGCTGACGAGTTTATCTATGGCAATTTTTATCTCTTCACTGGCTATTTTTGAGTCAAAGTTCCTGTCTCTAGTTTCTTGACTATCTGCTCTCATGCCAATATGCGCGTCACCAATAACTATGGTCGGTAATAAATCGGCTTTCTTTTTGATTTTATCTTTTGGTTTTTTCTTAATTGGTTGAACGCCACCGCATAATTCGTCAACAAATGCTTTGAAAGCTTTATCTTTTTGCTGTTGATCTGCTTTGGTCTTTATCCATACCGTATTGCCTTCGTCATCTTTTGTCAGCGTAGACTTGCCAACGATGCTGTGACCTTCGTCTACAAATCTTGAACCGTCAAAATACAACGTGTAACCCTTTGCAGCGGCTCTCACTCTGACGTTATGCAAGATAGTTCTGAAACTGCTACCACCGCAATCTAGTGCTTTAGCTCCTTCTGACGCACTCTGGTTATTGTCATACCAAGCTTGTATAACTTCTTTTTGACGATCTGTTGTACAATAATCGAGTAATGACATAACACACCTACTTGTTTCTTTCGACTTTCTTAATCTTTTCAGCAGTACGCATACCACCTAAACCGAGCATACCAAGCAAAACTGGCATCATGGTTTCCATTTCAATCAGATCAAGTTGTCGTTCAATAGAAGCGAGATCAAGTCCAAAGTTAACAAGAGGAATAATTATAAAGTTCATTAGCATTGCGAGAGCAAACACCCATCCCAACGCAGGTCTCCACCCTGCCACGAACATTGATTTGTGTGCAGCTTCAATTTTATTTACTTGTATTTGTGCAAGTGCTTGTTCATTGGCTTGCTTGTCTGCGAGAGTAGCAATCTCGTGAGCTAACGCCGCTTTTTGATCTTTATCTTGTACAAATTTCCCAATGATAGATTCAACTGGGCCTGCTAATGAAGAAATAAGTGATAGCATGATTCTGTCCTATATATTTTTGAAAATAAAATCTAATAAATATGCCAAAATTCCTAGACCTACGGTGATCGCTATCCCTGCGAAAATTAAATCTTTCATAAATTTTTGTTTTTTTGCCGCCTCTCTTGCGACCTGTAGCCTTCGCGTTCTTTCAACCTGTCTAATTCGAAGCATTTTTGAATATAAAGCTTGACCGCCTCTTTCTCGCCAAAATAATTCTTTGACTCTTTCGTCAAGTTCTTTAGCTTTTTTTTCTGCTCTGACAACTTCAAAAGCGTATGCCTCGATGGACCCTTGGTTAAAAAGTTTATTAGCGGCAGATGGGTTTTTTGCTTTAGCGGCGGCAACATCGAGATCATTTTTGGCACTGAAAAAAGAGGATATAGGTTTCGCCATATCTTCTATGTCAAAGCCTAGACCCTCTAATTCTTTTTTTCGCTCGATGCCAGTTTTGAGTAGTTTGTAAGCGCGATCAGCGGCGGCAACGGCTAAAGAAATCTCAATCATAGCGTCGCCTTATTGCCTTACTCTTCTACTTCGATTCGTGGATCAGTCCAGCCCTCAACAGCCGTAAAAGTACCGTCTTCTGCACAAGTGTATTTACAACCAAACCAATCATCAGGTTCTGTCACACCTTCGATCAGTGTTGCATTGTTACGGTTCAAATCGGCAATAATAAAATCTAAATTATTGGTATTGCCCATCTCAGTTTTGTCATCTAACATTCTGACTTCGTAATCATCTGCGATTAAGTATTTGGAAGTTTTGGTTTCGTTATCAATAATGGTTTTCATTTATATACCTTTTGTAAATACTGAAGTGGTTGAAAGAGCCGTTCCCATAGCGACAGTAAAGTCGTTGGCTGTTGTAGTTATAGTGCCATCAAAGTCAATTAAATAAGACGTTCCTGCGGATAGATTTCTTGAAAAAGATGTTGCAACACCGCCAGTTGTTGAACCAATAGTATAATTAAAAACAACTTTGTCATTTGTTGGATTATAAAAAGGTGCAAAATAATATGCAGAACCAGAAACAAATTGAACTTCAACGCCTACAAGTAAAGAAGTTCCACTAATTGTCGCAATTTTATAATTTCCATTTCCTCCTCTTTCGTAACAAATTAATACTTTGCTCCCTGATATTGCAACAATATTTTGATAAGAAGCAGCATTTGCTGTTGAATCAATAGATGCCTCTGTGCCATAAGTAACTGCGCTAGTGCTTGAATTAATGGTGGCAACACGCGCATTATTAGTAGCACTGGTATCTTCGTAAGAAATCACGCTTTTTGTTGAAGTTGAATCATAAGTAATTTGCGGAAACCTTGATGAGTTAACGCTTGCGTCACTTGCAAAAATTGAAGCAGAACCAAAACTAACCGTATTAGCTGATGCGTTAATTGTGGCAACAATTGCACTTCCATTGGCTGTTGATTGCGGAATAAATGAAATAATAATTTTATTGATATTAGAATCGAAAGCACTTCTTGAATATCTTGCTCTGGCAGAAGAGTCGAAAGTTGCCTCCGCACCAAAACTAAGAGTATTAGCACTCGAATTAATAGTAGCAACTTTTGCATTACCGCCAGCAGGGCTGTATCTGCCGTAACAAATTAAAAACTTATTAACATTGGAATCAAAAGAAATTGCATGTTCTATTGATGTTTCTGTCGTAACACTTGCTTCAGTACCAAAGGTCACAGAATTATTTGATGGATTTATAATTGCAATTCTTGCAAGAGATTGTGGCGTATTATTCGCGTAAGCAATTACAAATTTATTTACATTTGAGTCGAAAGCAACGTCTAAATTTGGTTTAACAATAAAAGACGCAAAAGTTGTTGGAGTTCCAAATGTGAGATTGTTTGAAGAATCTACTTGTATAACGACACAAGTTCCATAATTATTTGCGCCATGACGGTAAACAGCTAAGTATCTGTCGGAGTTTGAATCATAAGAAATTGCATTTGTTACTGATGCTGCTGTATCCGCTGTTGCTGCGGCTCCTAATATTGTGCCAATATCCTTAAAAGTGCTGTTAGTTATAATGCTTCCACGAGTTTTTATTTCTGCCGATACGCCATTTGAATAAGCAGCATTACTAACGCCTATCCAGTTTGTTTGGCTTAAATTAGTTATCGTTTGACCAAGAGTTAAAAAAACGACTCTAGAGGTATTAGCACTGCTCCTATATACAAGCATAAATTTGTTAGAAATAGTATGAAACGCTAGTCCACCTGTTTCAAAATAAGAACTCGTTGCAATCGTGTTAGATACGGTATTTGTAAGTGATGTTCCGTTAAAGTTAATAACAAAAAATTGAACGGCGTTGTAAGTGTTTTGAAAAGCCATGACAACATTTTTTGTATAAGGGTCATACTCCATTGATTGTACATAGTTAGTTATAGGCTGAGGGTTTAGTTGCGTTAAATTACTAGCAACTGGAGTTGTATTAGTAAGATCAACCGTATACAAAAAATCAGACCCACTAGCAACCCCATAAACAATGTTTACTGCTTTGTCTGTGTAAGTAGCACATTCTATATGTGCTGTGGTAAGTGAGTTCAAAGCAACTGAACCGCTAATTGTTATTCCACCGTTTGAAGCAACAGTCCATGATCGCGCAGTCAAATAACCTGAATTAGTTCCGCTACTATAAACAGCTAAAAACTTTTGTTTAACTGAGTCATAGCACATACTTACGTACTGAGTAGATGAACTATTGTCAAGATTATAATAACCTCCAGCAAAGCTCATCGCAGAATGATTTCCAGTAACCGAACAAAGCTGATGAGTACCACCATTATTTTGCCAGTACAACATTACTCTTAAGTTTAGTGGATCATAAATAGCAATCATATCTATAACATTACTTGCCCACGCAGAACCCATTATAGTAACCGATGGGTTAAAGACAGCGAGATCAACGATCATCCCATATCCTGGCCCTGAGTTTTCCCTAAAAAAAGCATAAATCCTATTCAAAGCACTGCTTTCAGTAGTTGCTGGCACATAGCAAGCAGCAAAATGAGTGTGTGCAATATTACCACTGCTATAAGTTACTTCGTTACCCCAAGTAATTGTTGTCCCACTAATTGTCCCTGCTCTGAGAGCACCGTAACCATTAGATAATTGATAAAATACGCAAACTTTTTGGTTGTATGAATCCCAAACTATGTTTGGTGAAGATCCTGACCCTGCATCGTTATAAGCCGAAACAGATTCTAGAATTTCACTTCCAGTAACAGAACTAATTGTTCCGTTTGTGTTTATAATTATTTTGTCACCACTAGCAATCGTGCCAGATGCCGTTGCAGTATAAGCCCCACCGCTTGCTGGTACGTCTTGCCAACTTTCAGTCGTTCCGTTCGTCTGTAAAAACTTATCGGCGTTCCCACTTTGACTCGGCAGTCCGTAACCCAACGCCGTCCAATCTGCTGAAGCACTTGGATCTGTTGTTCCACTCGTGCCAGTTATTGCTCGATAGCTCTTGTAATTAATCAAAGAGTAAACTGTTGCCCCTGCCGCATAAGTCTGACCGCTAACCCAAGCAGTAGCGTTTGAAGCTGACTGAGCCGCCGCCGCTGATGCCGCCGCTGCTGTTGCCGCATTGCTTGCTGTAACAGCGTTTGCGTTCACCCCTGCTATGTCAGTATTCATTGCGGTAATACTGGTGTTCATTTCACCTTGAAAAGTAACAATAGCCGCAAGAAAAGCATCTGCCCTAGTAACAAAAACCGCAGGGGTATCAGTTCTGGCAGGTGCTACAGGTAAACTTGTAAGAGTAGGTATAGTCATTTTAAGTCAATCCTTCTATTGATAATGTACACATAGAAACTACTGGCCCAGTGTATAAAACATTAAATTCTCGATAGTAACCGTAGATGGCTGTTCCTTCAGCGTCTTCACTTGCTATCCAAACTGACGGCACATTTCTTAATGCTGTCAGCGTATTTTTAACTTCTGCAAATCTTGTGCTTTCAATTACAACATCAATCTCAGCTTCATCAGCATACGCACCATAGGTAATTGTCGTGCGTCCTTGTGAGTCAATTGTCTTTGTTGAGTAATCTATGATACCAAAACTAGCACCATACTGGGAATCACCAATAACAACCGCATTACCAAGCACCAATCCACCCACTTTTGTAGTTCCAGTATTATTAAACGTAACACCTATAACCGCAGTGCCATAACTGGGTAGATTTGTAACGATAAGCTCATCTTTACGTGATATAGCAGTAAAAAAGTAAGCATACCAATCAGTAATCCCACTATACGAGTTCATTTGGAAAGTTTGGTTGTAAATTAATCCGTCTGTTGGGTCAGTTGATGTGATCGTAATTGAATCACAATCAACATTAATACAAGCCACGGCAGTCGTTACTTGTGCAGGTGTGATTGTGACCGCCACGTTACCGACTTGAGTAGTTTGTTCTTGTATTACTTCGTTAAACATTTTATACCGATTCGTACTACTAACATCTTGCCAGTTTGTGCCAGCTGTATCTAAAGTTGGGTCGTTGCCTTGATTGTTTCCTGTTGCCACAGATTTATAAATTTTATGAGTAGCCGTTGCCGCACCACTGTCAGCCGTAGTGTTAGCTGTTCCACCCATGCCGCTGTGATTTGTGCAATAGTAGTAGAGGGTAGGTGCACCTGCCGCCACGACTATTTGTGTATAAGCACCTGCGCTGCCTGCAGTTCCGACTACTGTGACACCAGTGGTATATGCAGAACCACCACCATGAGTGCCGTCAGCAGTTGTTGAAAAACGTAATGGATGACCTGCATTTGTTGAATTAGATTGATCAAAACGGTAGGTGCCACCCTCAGTCAGGTTTAATAAAAGTTGTGGCGTACCATCAATATTGTACTTGTTCCCAGAACCAGTATTAGCCACAGTGATTGCAAATGTTGTAGTCCCACTGCTAGCGGCAAACGTCACCATACAAGTTTCATTTGTTGCAAAGTTGCCTGCTAATGTCCACTCTATAGTGTCATTTTCTGGAACATTGCTGGTCGTAAGCAAATTGTCATTTATTACTAATCTTTGGATAACTTTCATTTTATGTCCTTGTTGCAGGCAATCCGTTCTTATCCCAACGGTCTTCTATTCGTGCTGTTTTTGCAACTGATTTGGCAACGACAAGCATTAACTCATTAAGATTTTGTCTCAGTCCAATCATTTCGTTAGACATTGCGTCTGCCATTTTTACCTGTGAAGCAGTTTGCACTCTTTCGCCTTCATGTAATTCTGCAATGTACCCATCAAACGGAACTCTTTGTAGTCCTCGCTGATGTGAACCGTCTAGCTTGTTTGTTCCTCGTGAATTCATAAAATCAAACAGTTCTTGAGTTGCAGCGTTTGATCTATCAATTGACATTGTTTGCATAATCGGAGCATTTTTTTCTGCATTCTTAGCACTTAAAACACCACCCATTTCTTGTAGAATTCCAACTGCACCTGCCCCAGATATAGCGTTGTTAATCGCAGAAGAAGATATTCCATTTCTAGAACCAACAGCGTGAATCCATTCTCTGGCATAATTATCCATCTGCTTTTCCATTGTAAGACCTTTTTCTTTTCCGTCTTCAATGAATGCACCCAGTAATGTTCCTGATCCACTTCCTTCAACGCCAACGCCGCTAAATGTGTGGCCACCCAGATCAACATTAAACCCTGCATCTTTAGTTATTTGAGTCATAATTGCATCAAGATCACGTATTGGCGCAATTGCTCTAGCCGCATCAGCATCAGTTGCGTTCTGCTTAAATCCTAATGGAGCAAATCCAGAGGCAAATTCTGGAATATCAAATGTATTTTGGCCGTTTTTATTCATTCCAGAAGTTTTTGCCATTGTTATACCTGCCGCTGAAGTTGGAGTTCCTCCTTCATCGACTAAATGACCCACAGCTAAAGCCGCTGCGATAGCCGCGGTAACGGGATTGAATAAAACCGCACCAAGGTTAGAACCCATCGCCGCCGCCGCAGTTGGTGGTCCTACAGTTCCTGCAGCAATACCTGTACCTGCTCCAAACATACCGCCAACAAATTGACCTGCACTTGCTAATGTCCCTGCTACCGTAAGACCTGTGCCTGCACCTGCCGCGCTCGCACCTGCTGTTGATGCCGCACTTGCACCTGCACCTACACCTGCTGAACCTGCGAGTGCTGAACCTGTCATCGTACCTGCGGTACTCCCACCAATTACACTCGCTACTGCGCTCTTTATTCCTCCACCAATTGTGCTAATGACATTACTAAAAGCACTGGTTAGAGTACTCATAAAACCATTTAACCCACCGCTACCAAAAATAGCGTTCATGATTTTTTGTGCCGCAAGTTCAGCGACCATTCTCTTAAAGCCATCTATCACGGTGTTAAAAAATGATTTAAAATTTATCTTGCCGTCATCAAGTGTTTTATAAATAAGATCACCGAAAGAACGTTGAACGTTTTCTACCATGTTTTTTTGGATCTGTTGTTCTGCGGTTAGTTTTGCGGTCGATGTTGTCGTTTTGTCTAGTGCATCTTCTGCGTCAAACAAAGTGCTAGATAATTTTTCAACTTCTAATCGTTCTGCTAAAGTTGCATCTTTCCCAAGTTTTAGTTGTTGGTTATACAAAAACTGTTGCTTGTCAGTCATACCAACTTGTGTCATTTGTTGGCTTAATTCTTCTGTGAGGTCTTTGTAAGCATCAGTGTGCTTAATTACAAGCTCAGTTGATTCTGCGTGACCTGCAGATAGCTCTGCAAGCATATCAGCGGCTTCATCAGTTACATCTGCGAAATCACCTGTAGTGATAACGCTTGCTTGAACTAATATCTCACGCTTCCTTTCCGCTTCTAGTAATGCTAAAACCTGTTCTCTTTGCTTATTTTTTAAACGTATATCCTGATTGCTTCCTGTCGTAACAAATTGGTTTAAAACATCATATTTGCCTGCTGTTTTTGTTAAGGCTCTTTGCGTTTCTTGCAGTGATGCACGTAGTGTATTTATATGTTTGTCAATTGCGCTTACACCTTGAGTTGCGGCAAGCGTCAAGTCTCTAGACATTTTATCTACGCGACTATTTGATAATTTTTGCAATACTTCAAACAATCCAAACGCCGCTATTGTGATGACACCTATAGGTCCACCTAACAATGCAATGCCACGACCTAAGACACCTGCGGCTGTAGCCGTTCTTAAAAATGCCGCTGATGTTGCAACTAATGACGCAACCAATCGAACGCCAAGCAAAATAGCCAAAGCCTCTGCAATGTTAAAAGTTGTTTTCAAATACTCTGCAAATCTATCTGAGTTCACAAAATTTATGGCTTGCTGTGCGAACGCTGTCAAAGCTTGCGTTAATTCACGCATATTTGGCTCTGCTTTGGTGCCTAATGCAATTGCCAAACCTTCGAGACTAGAATTCAACGACAATAAATCGCCATCTAAATTATCAAAATTAGTAGCCGCTTGTTCTGTCGCTATGTTTGTTCCAGTTAATGCGGTGGTCAATTGCGCTGTAGCATCTGCGTTTTTCAATAGGGTTGATGCAGTTATCACACCTTCCATGCCAAACTTTTTGGTAATTTCCGTTACATTTAAATTTTCTGCGGCTAAATTCTGTAACGCTACTCCCAATCCTACAACTGACGGTCGTAATTTTTGATTACTATCAGCTTCTAGTTTTAAAATAATGTTTCTTAAACCTGTACCTGCTTCACTAGCTTTTAATCCACCTGCTGCTAATACTTGAATTGCGGCGTTTGCTTCTTCAAAACCAATCCCTGCCGCTGATGCTGCCGCACCAGAGTTTTTTAATGCCAATGCTGTGTCTGATATAGCTGAAGCACCTAGCTTTGAACCTGCCGCCAATACATTGATAAAACGATTCGCTTCTTCTGCACCTGCTCCAAATTGATTTAATGATGTTCCTACGGTATTAGCTGCACTCGCTAAATCTATACGCGCCGCTTCTGCCAAAGTTACAGCTTCTTTTGTTACTGATGCAAGAGCCTCGCTTGACTCCAATAGGTCTGGCTTCGCACTCGCAATTAATTTGAATGCAGTTGCCGCTTGTGATGCTGATAATGTAGTTGATTTTCCAATTTCTAATGATTGTTGTCTAAGAAATTCAAGGTCTTTACCTGCCGCTCCAGTAATAGCAGACAACTCACTAATAGAAGAACTAAATGCTCTCGTGTCTCTAGCAATTTTGCCAAGTACATTACCTGCACCTAAAGCAAGAGCTGCTGCACCAAGTAATTTGAAA